CAAGTGACGCGTCCGCGTCGAAACCGTTTCGAAGAGGCTCCCCATGTTCGTCGTCACCGACACCTATCGCTTCGAATGGCCGGTCAAGGTCGTCCGGCCGTCGACCACGAAGATCGGCGAAACGGTCACCGACGAGTTCGTCGGTCTGTTCGAGGCGCTGCCCTCGGACCGTGCCGAGGTGCTCGCCGACGAGATGGCCGCGGCCGCGACCGTCGGGGCCGTCGTCGCCGCGGAGACGGCGCAGGTGCGGGCGGTGCTGGTCGGCTGGAGCCAGGTCGTCGGCGACAAGGGTCAGCCGGTCGAGTTCTCGCCGGACGCGCTCGACTTCGTCTGCCGCTATCCGTGGTTCCGGGAGGCGGTCGGCCGGGCCTATCGCGAGGCGATCGCCGGCGGGGGCGCGCGCCTGGGAAACTGACCGCCGCCGCCCGGGCCTGGGCTCATGCTCAGACCGGGCGGGTCGATCCGACCGCGCCGGCGGCGGTCGATTCGGAGACCGCGGCGGCCTTCGCCGGCCTGGGCGTCGAGGTGCCGGTCACGGCGGCGGCGAGCGGCGACATCCCCGTCTGGCGGCCGAACTGGGAGACTCTGCTGCTCTGGCTCGATCTGTCGACGCAGTGGCGGGCGGTCGCGGGCCTCGGCGGTCTCGTCTGGCTCGGCCTCGACTATCTCGCCGTCGACATGATGCTGCGGCGTCGTGGTCTCTCGGAGCGGGTGTTCGACGAACTCCGTGAGATGGAACGGGTCGCGCTGCCGATCCTCAACGAGAGGCCAGAATGACGCTCGTACTCTCGGTCCGGATGGAGCTGCAGAAAGCGGGTGTCGCCGAGGGCGCCCGCGAGGTGTCGAAGGACATCCGAGGGATCGGCACCGCGGCGCAGGAGGCCGAGCGGCAGGCCTCGGGCCTCGCCGAGGAGATCGCCTCGACCGGGACGGCGACGGCGACCGCCGCCCAGGGGATCGCCGGGTTCGGCCGGTCGATCGACGACCTCCGGGCGCGCTGGGAGCCGCTCTTCGGCATCGAGCGGCGGTACCGGGACGAGTTGGGGGCACTCGATCAGGCGCATCGGGCCGGCGCGATCGGCGCGGAGACGCTGATCCGCCAACAGGCCGCACTGAAGCTCGCCCTCGACCGGGCGACGTCGTCGATCACCAATCAGGCGGCGGCGGCGAAACGGGCGGCCGAGACCATGGTCGCCCGCCAGACGATCACGCCGGACCGCGGCGCCGACATCGCCGCCTATGGCGCCGAGCTCGACGATCTGCGCGCCCGGTTCAATCCGCTCTTCGCCGCCGAACGACAGCACGCGGCGACACTCGCCGAGATCACCGCGGCGGAGCGGGTCGGGGCGATCTCGAGCGCCGAGGCGGCCGCTGCGACCGCCCGGGCGACGGCGGCACATACCACCCAGATCCAGGCGCTGCGCACCGCAGAGGCGAACCTGGGGCGGCACACCGGCGCCATGCGCCTCAACGGTCAGGCGGCGGCGCAGCTCTCCTACCAACTCAACGACGTCGTCGTGTCGCTTGCCTCCGGCATGAACCCGCTGACCGTGTTGCTGCAGCAGGGGTCGCAGATCACGCCGATCTTCGGCGGGATCCGCGGCACGATGGCTGCACTCGCCGGAGTGATGTCGGGGACGACGCTCGGTGTAACGGCGCTTGCCGGCGGCATCGGTCTTGCCGTCATCGCGGGTCACGGCCACGTCGCCGCGATGGCCGAGGCGTCGATCGCCGCCACCGGCCTCGGTCGGGCGATCGGCACTTCCGCCACCGAGATCGACCGGATCGCGCGCACGCAGGCGGGTGCGGCCGGTGTCTCGGTGTCCGCGGCGCGGGAGATGGTGGTCGGCTGGACCAATACCGGCCGGATCGGTGTCGAAGCCTTCAGCCCTCTGCTCGGCATCGTGAAGGACTTCGCGGTCATCACCGGCACCGACGCGACCACGGCGGCGAAGACGCTCGGCGAAGCAATGGCGGATCCGGCCCGCGGCGCCGAGATGCTGTCGCGTCAGATGGGACTGGTGGATTCCTCGACCGCCCGGCTGGTGACCCGCCTCGCCGAACAGGGACGTCTCAGCGAGGCGCAGGCGCGACTGACGCAGGCCCTCGGTGCCTCGATCGCCGGAGCGAGGGAACGCACCGACGGCTGGAGTCGCGCCTGGGACGGTGCGACCCGTGCGATGTCCAATTACTGGGAGACCTTCCGCCGGGTCTCCGCCGGTCTACTGTTCGGGGAGGAGGACGGATCGGCGACGGCGTTGCAGGCTCGGCTGAAAGCGGCGGAAGCGCGGCTGGTGTCGTCGCCGTCGGGAAGTATCCGGCGCGCCGATGCGGAAGAGGAGATCGCTCAGCTCCAGCGGCGTATCGCGCTCGAGGAGACCGCGGCCGCGACCCGGGATCGGCTGCGCGCCCGGTCGGCCGACGATCGGTCGATCGATCGGGGTCGGGGGCTCGCCGAGGCGGGTCAGAACGACGAGACCAGACGCCGACAGCAGATCGCCGACGAACTCGCCCTGTTGCGCGAACGTCAGCAGGCGGCGGCGCGGCTCTACGGGTCCGAGACCCGAGAGACGCCGGCGGTCGCCGGCCGGATCGCCGAGGCGACGCTCGGCACGGCCGACGCGATCGAGGCGCGGACCCGGGCGCTCACCACCTGGATCTCGGAAAGCGAGCGGGCGCGCCGGCTCGATCAGATCGACGTCGCTCTGCTGACTGCGCGCGATCCGGTCGAACGGGCGGTGCTCGAAGCGCAGCGCAGCCGGATCGTCACAGCCGGTCAGCTGATGTCGACCTCCGAGGCCGAAGCGGCGGCGGAGCGCGCCTATGCCCGCGCCCTCGCCGAGACCCTCGCTCAGACCCGCGGGTCGATCGCCGACATCGCGGCCGAGACGGCGGTCCGCGCCCGGCTCAACGTGCTGGTGGCCGATGGCGCCATGGCCTCGGGAGACGCGGCGCGGGAACTGCAGGTCGAGGCGCAGACGCGACCCCTGGTGACCGCGGCCGCCCGGGCGGAAGGCGCCGAGAAGGAGCGGTTGCTCGGGCTCGCGGCGGAGCTACGGGCCGCGATCATCGGGCAGGCGCAAGCGGAAAAGCAGCTCCAGGCGGCGCAGACGATCACCGCCGGCCGGGACAGGATCGCTGTGCTCCAGGCAGAGATCGCCCTGATCGGCGAGAGCGAGGCGGTGCGGACGCGCGCGATCGCCCGCCTCCAGGCCGAGCAGGAGATCCGCCGGCAGGGGTTGGAGAGCCTGCCGCGGGAAGCCGCGGCGATCCGAGCGATCGCCGACGCGGAAGCCGAGGTCACGCTGGAGCGCGATCGTCGCCGGCGGGCGAGCGAGCAGGAATTCGGGCGGCGCCTGGATCAGGTCGACATCGCGTCGAGTGCGGCGCGAGATCCGGTCGAGAAGGCCGGGCTCGAAGCCCAGCGGGCGCGGATCCAGGCGCTGTCGGAGGGCCGCGACGAGACCGAGGCCGCTGCCGCCGCCGAGCGCGCCTATGCCCGGGCGATCGGCGAAAGCCTCGCTCAGACCCGGGGCTCGATCGCCGACATCACCGCCGACGCGGCGGCGCGCACCCGGGTCAATGCGCTCGTCGCCTCCGGCGCGCTCGCCTCGGGCGATGCGGCGCGGGAACTGCAGATCGAGGCGCAGACCCGGCAGCTGCTGACCGCCGCCGCCCGAGCCGAAGGCGCCGAGCGCGAGCGGCTGCTCGGCCTCGCCGGTCAATTGCGGGCGGCGATCACCGCCCAGGCGGAAGCCGAGAAACAGGCGCAGGCGATCCAGGATCTCCGGTCCGGCCGGGACCGGATCGAGACGCTGCAGACCGAGATCTCCCTGGTCGGCGCGGCCGAGCCGGTGCGTGCCCGGGCGTTGGCCCTGCTCGAGGCGGAGCAGCGGATCCGCAGCCAGGGGCTGACCGGCTCGTTGGCCGAGCAGATCCGGTCGCAGGCACGGGCGACCGCCGACCTGACGACGGCGCTGGAGCGCCAGAAGGCGGCCTGGTCGGAGATCCAGACGACCGGCGGGTCCGCGATCGACACGATCGTCGAGGGCTTCCGGACCGGAAAGGACGTGTCCCAGCAGCTCGTCGATGATCTGTCGAAGGAGTTTCTGAAGCTCGCCGTCAGCAATCCCCTGAAGAACGCGATCTTCGGTCAGAACCTGCCGACGGCGGGTGACGTCGGAGGCCTGCTCGGTGGCCTGTTCGGCGGAAGCGGCGCGACGGCCGCGGCAGTGCCGAGCGCGGTCGGGACCGCGTCGATCACAGCGGCGACCGTCATCGTCAACGGCAGCACACTCGGCGGGATCGGAGGGATCGGGACGTCCGGCCTCGCCGGACTGTCATCGAGCGGGATCGACCGGTCGGCGTTCGCGACAGAGCTGGCGAACCCGGCGGTGCGGTCGCGCCTCTTCGCGATGACGGAGGCGGAAGTCGGCGGGCAGGGCTCTCAGGCGCAACAGGCGTTCATGGAGACGCTGTTCAACCGCGCTTCGGCCCGGGGCATGTCGCTCTCCGACGTGATGAGCGACAGGGGTTACTTTCCCGCATCTACCTTCGCCTCGGCCGATCGCGCGTTCGCCGCCGGCGGGCTCGACGCCAAGTACGGCGATCTCTTCGCGCGCGTGCGGAGCGGTTCGAACCTGTCGAGCTATGCGACCGGCAACGCTTCCGGCACCGTCGGGTTCAACGGCGGGCCGATGACTTTCGCCGCCGGCGGCGAGCGTTTTGGGATCGAGGGGCCCGACGCCTCATGGGCGAGCCGGCTCCAGCAGTCGTCTGACGCGGCGTCGCAATCGATCGCCGGTCTCGGCAACAACTCGAACTCGGCGGTCGACGCGATCTCCAAGCTGACGACCGGCAGCAACGGTGCAGCGCAGACGCTCACCACCTCGGCCGGCGGGATCTCCGAGGCCGGTCTTTCGCTGCAGACCTCGACGTCGTCGCTCGCCACCGGCACTCAATCGGCGTTCGGTCAGCTGCTGAGCGGTCTGGGCAATGGCGTCTCGTCGCTGGTGTCCGGGCTCGGGTCGATCCTCGGCTCTGTGGTCAAGGGTGGCGGCGGGATCTTCGAGTCGATCGTCAAGCTCTTCTCGGGAGGCTTCGCCGACGGCGGTTACACGGGAGCCGGGTCGAAGTATCAGATCGCCGGCGTGGTGCACCGCGACGAGGTGGTCTGGTCGAAGGCCGATGTCGCGCGGGCCGGCGGTGTCGGCGCCGTCGAGGCGATGCGGCGGGGATGGCGGGCGCTGCCGGGCTATGCGGACGGCGGCGTCGTCGACGATCGCCGGACGACCGCCGGGCTCGGCTATATCGGCGGGCGGCCGTCGCCGCTCGGACAGGCGCCGAGCGGGCCGACCGGCGGGTTCACTCAGACGATCATCAACCAGAGCAGCGCGAGCGTCTCGACCCGAGAGGAGACCGACGAGCGCGGCGGTCGTCGTCAGACGGTGGTGATCGCCGAGGCGATCGGCGCGGCGATCACACAGCCGCGATCGGCGGCGCAGCGGGCGCTGAAGACCGCGTATGGCATGCAACCGAAGGTGACGAGGCGATGACCCTGCCGATCTGGCCGACCGCGGAACTGCCGCGCCCGAAGCGTGACGGCTACGCACGGACCTACCCGGACGGGCGCCAGTCGACCAAGAACGACGCGGGGCCGCCGCGGGGGCGGCTGCGGTTTTCCTCTGCGCCGGCGTTCATCTCTCTGCAGTTCGACATGACCCACGCGCAACGGGCGAGGTTCATGACGTTCTGGACCACCGACACGGTCAACGGGTCGAAGCCGTTCGTGGTGCCGGACTGGACGGAGATCTCGATCCCGCTCCTGGCGGCCGACGGAACACCGCTCACCACCGATGCGGGCACGCTGCTCGCCACCGATGCGTGGCTGCTGGCGATGTTCTCCTACGACAAGCCGCCGAGCGAGACGATCGTCGGGAACGGGTTCCGCGTCGCCGTCCAGCTGACCATCCTGCCCTGAGGTTCGACCATGCGCCGCGTCTCGATCACCGCCCGCACCGCCGTCGATGCCACCGCCTCGGACGAGGTCGAGGTGATGTTGATCAGGATCAGCCACCCGGATCTCGAGGAGCCGATCCTGGTGACCTCCGACCCGACGACGCGGATCTCGATCGACCCGCCGATCTACGGCACGAAATCGACGTGGGCCGGCACCGTCACACCCGCCGGACAGCTCACCTATCTGTTCACCTTCGTTTCGGCGATGCTGCCCGACGATCTCGAGGATCAGCCGCAGGCGGCGACCGTGGTGCTTGAGGTGCTCGATCACGACATGGCGGCGGTCGTGCGCTCGACCAACCGGCGCGCCACCGTCGACATGGCGGTCGTGCTGGCTTCGACGCCAGACCTGGTCGAGGCGGAGTACCTCGGTCTCGCGCTGGTCTCGGCGGAGGGCGACGCGGGCGAGATCAAGTTGACGATCTCCAGGGACCCGATCACCTCGGAGCCGTGGCCGGCGCGGCGGATGACCCGCAACGTGATGCCGGGGCTGCACCGGTGACGGGCCATTGGTCGACAGGCTATGTCGGACTGCCCTGGGCGGATCGCGGTCGCGAACGGACCGGGCTGGACTGCTGGGGCCTCGCCCGCCTCGTCTATGCCGAGCAGCTCGGCATCGATCTGCCCTCCTATGCTGGGGACTATCTCGGCGCGGCGGAGATGGCGGAGATCGACGGGTTGATCCGGGGCGCGCTCGGTGGCGGGCCATGGATCGAGGTCACCGACCGGGCGGAATACGATCTGGCGTTGTTCCGCATCGGGCGCTATGACAGCCACATCGGCATCATCGTCGATCGCAGTCGGATGCTCCACATGATGGGGCGCGACGCTGCCAAGATCGAACGCATCGACGGCGCGCAGTGGTCCCGCAGAATGTGCGGCATCTGGCGTCACGGCAGCCGACGGACGACGGCCTGATCACAGCCCCGGCACCTGCGTGACCGGATCGAGGCGGCCCGACGCGTGATGGTGGCGCGGTCGACGCCCCTCACCATGCAGGCCCATGCCCGATCGGATCCCGACCACGACGGCGACCTATCTGCCGGTCCCGACCGCGACGATCGAGCGCCGCGACGTCGTTTGCCGGGCCGGTCTGACGCTCTCCGAAATCGTCGATCAGACCGTTCCGCGGATGCCCGAGGCCGAGCGACAGCGGTTGCGCGTCGTGCTGGTGACACCGCTCGGCGCCGAGGTGATTCCGGCCGAGAACTGGCACCGGGTACGGCCTCGCCCGGGCGTCCGGGTCGTCATCCGGACCGTGCCCGGCTCCAACGTCTGGCGCACCGTGCTGATGATCGTGGTGGTGATCGCCGCCGTCGCGCTCGGGCAGTTGTGGGGTGCAGCTCTCGGCCAAGCGCTCGGTATCTCTACGGCGGCCGCGACCAGCCTGATCACGATGGGCGTGACCGCGATCGGCATGCTGCTGATCAACGCGCTGATCCCGCCGACCAAACGCAAGACGAGCGACGACAAGGAGTTCGGCGGCTACTCGATTCAAGGGTGGCGCAACCAGTCGAACCCCGACGGCCCGATCCCCGCACCGCTCGGCCGGATGCGGATGGCGCCCTACTACGCCGCGCCGCCCTACATCGAGATCGTCGGCGACATTCAGTACCTGCGGGCGGTGTTCGTCTGGGGCTACGGGCCGGGCGCACTCTCGGACTTCAAGTTCGGCGACACGCCGATCTCCGCTTACTCCGACGTCGAGATCGAACATCGCTACGGGTGGCCGGGCGACGCGCAGCTGACGCTCTACACCCAACAGGTGATCGAAGAGGGGCTATCCGTCGACCTGACGCGCGCTTGGGCACGCAACCCCGACGGCAGTTATTCCGGAGGCGGCACCATCGAGAAGCCGGAGATGCGGTTCACCGCGACCGACGTCACCGAGGCCTCGGTGATCGTCGGCATGCCCTCCGGCCTCTATTCGCTCGCCGACAACGGCGATCGGAACAACGCACAGGTCAACGTGAGGATCCGCCAGCGCCCGATCACCGGGGGCGCCTGGTCCGAGGTCGTCACGCTGCAGATCGTCGCGGCGAAATCGGTTCCGTTCTGGCGTCAGCACCGGTGGACGCTGCCCTGGCGCGGGACCTGGGAAATCGAGCTGACCCGCACCACCGACGAATCGAAGAGTTCGAGGGTGTCCGACCGGGTGGTCTGGCAGGCGCTGCAGAGCTACCGCCCCGAATATCCGATCGCCTTCGAACACCCGCTGGTGCTGACCGCGATCCGGATCAAGGCGACCTATCAGCTCAACGGTCAGGTCGACAACTTCACCGGCATCTTCAGCCGCGTCGCGGCCGACTGGGACGTTGCGTCCGCCTCCTGGATCACCCGCGAGACCCGCTCGCCCGCGGCGGCGCTGCGTTGGATCCTCCAGGGTCCCGCCGCGACCTATCCGGTCGCCGATGCCGAGATCGACCTCGAGGCGCTCGCCGAGTGGTCCGCGTGGTGCGCTTCGAAAGGGCTTCGATACGACCGGGTGCACGACGCCGAGGAGTCGCTCGCCGACGCTCTGTCGCTCGCCGCCGCGGCCGGTCGCGCCCATCCGCGCCACGACGGCCGACGCTGGAGCGTGGTGATCGACCGGCCGGCGACCCTGGTCGTCGACCACATCAACCCGCGCAACTCCCGCGATTTCCAGTGGACGAGGGCCTATCCGAAGCGCCCCGACGGGTTCCGGATCAAGTTCGCCGACAGCTCGAACGACTGGAAAACGAGCGAACGCGTGGTCCCGTGGCCGGGTCACACCGGCGACGTCGTCGTCACCGAGCAGCTCGATCTCGGCGGGAAATGCGACCCGGCGGAGATCTGGATCGAGGCTCGGCGCCGCCAGTACGAGATCGACCTGCGGCCCGACACGTTCCGGGTCACTCAGGACGGCGCGACCCGGGTGGCGACCCGGGGCGACCTCGTCGCGGTCAGCCAGGACGTCCTCCAGCGGACGCAGGTCGCGGCCCGGGTGAAGGCCCTGGTCGACGACTTGGTGGTCCTCGACGACCGCGTCGAAACCACCACCGGCATCGGCTATGCGATCCGGTTCCGGGTGGTCACCGCGGGCGACACGATCGGGACGAGCGTCGTGCGCAACGTCGAGAGCGTCGACGCCAACGACCGCGCGGTGCGGCTGCTCGGCACCGGTCCCGAGCCTCAGATCGACGACATCGTTCATTTCGGGCCGCGGGCGAGCGAGAGCCTGCTGGCGTTCGTGCGCGGCGAAGAGCGCGGCGAGGACGGTGCGGTCGTCTACCACCTGGTCGCCGCGGCGCCGGAGATCGACGAGCTGACCGACGCCGAGGTGGCGCCGGCCTGGGACGGCCGGGCCGGCACGACCTATACCGGCGGCGGCTCGACCCCGGCGCCGACCACGCCGCTGATTTCTTCGATCCAGACCGGCGCCTCGGGCACCGGCGACACGGATGGCCTCGCCATCCACCTGGAGCCGGGCGCCGGCAGCGCCGCGGTGATCGCTCGTTTCGAGATCGACCACCGGCTGTCCGGAGCCTCGACCTGGACGACCCGCAGCGTGTCGGCGGCGGCCGGCGGCGCCTCGATCTCGGGGTACCTCTGGGGTGCGACGGTCGAGCTGCGGGCGCGGGCGGTCTCGATCTACGCCGTCGCCGGCCCCTACACGGCGACGGTCTCGACGACGATCGGCTCGGCCGACACCGTCGTGCCGGACATGACGACGCTTTCCGCCGAGCGCCTGTCGAACGGATCGCGGCGCTATGCGTTCGAGATCCCGACGTCGATGACGTCGACGCTGATCGGCGCCCGCCTCCGGGTTCGGCCGGGCACCGGGTGGACCTGGTCGGAGCTGGCGCCGCTGCATTCCGGCTACCTGACTGGATCGCCGTGGGAGACCAGCGAGCCGATCGGCGAGGGCACCTACACGATCAGCGCGGTCGCGGTCGATTCGACCGGGTCCGAAAGCCGCCACCCGCTGCTGATCACCACCACGCTCGGGCCGAGCGTCGCCGCCGGGATCATGGTCGATCGGATCGAGAGCGCGCTCGGCTGGCCCGGCGAGATCGAGCTGGCGATCGTCTCCGGCGGTGAACTGCTCGGCGGGGTGACGCTGCCGTCGTCGCTCGGCTACACGCTGCCGCCGATCGACCTCGGGTCGGACCTCGCGGTGACCGTCGCGTGCCGGACCTATGGCGTCGACGGTGCGGTGACGGTGACCATGACGACCGGGCTCGACGCCGATGGCGAGCCGGTCGGCTCGGCGCGGGCGCTCGGCGACGTCACCGCGCGCTACATCTCGATCAACCTTCTCGTCGTCAACTCGTCCGGCCGAGGCCGGCTCGGCGACGTCGTCACCCTGGTGACCACGTCATGAGCGAGACCGACGGGATCAAGACGCCCGACTTGCCGGAGGCCGTCGCGGTCGACGATCTGATCGGCAACTTCACCTTCGACGAAGTGCGCAACACTGTCCGGATCTCGATCCCGGCGCTGGCGCGGCTCTTGTCGGCGACCACGACGATTGCCGGCGTCGGCGTCGACCCGCGCAGCTATGGCGCCACGAACGACGGTGTGAGCGGCGGGCAGGCATCCTATTGGGCGCTCGCCGCGGCCGACGCGATCGCCCAGTCGAGGCCGCTGGTTTCCGCCGGCGTCTGCCTCGCCGACCAGACGATCCAGCTCGGGCAGATCCGCGTCGTCGACTTGCCCTTTTTCACGTTCCGCGAACCCGCCGGCGGCCGCGACGGTGTCCTGGTCGATCTCGACTGCACCGGCCTGACCTCGTCGGCGTCACGCAAGAGCGAGATCTGTGCGCTCGGGATCAACGTCGGCCCGAACTCGGCGCTCGGTCAGTACGATTTTCAGGGGCCGCAGTCACAGGCGACCGGGTTCCGCCTCGTCTCCGACAACGGCGGCAACAGCTATCGGCGGTTCTGGGGAAACCGGCTCAAGTGCGTGCTGCTGCTGGTCGGGAACTCGGAGAAGAACGAGTATTTCGTTCACGGGATCTACAACGAGACGCTGGTCCGGCTCGACACCACGCTCGGTTCGCCCGACACCGTCGTGCTGCACCTCAACGGCACCAACAACAAACGGGCCTATTGGCCCGACGACGGCGACACCTCGGTCCGCCTGATCCTCAACACCGAGGGCCGGATCGACGACGGCGCGGTGCAGCCCTGCTATTGGGACGCCGGCGCGACGACACGGCCGGTCGCCTATATCGAGGCTCGAAACGGCAAGCACTTCTCGATCGAGGGCAAGCACCGCGCCCACAACGGCCGGCTCTGGGCAACCGACGATCGCGCCTACGAGGACGGCGCCGACACCGTCAACTGGGCGATCATCATCATCCACGACTACGGGACGGTCTATTCGAACTATCGGGTCCAGCGGCTGACCGGATGGCTCGACATCTCCGATTCCGACGACGGGCGCGCCAACTTCGCCGACGTGAGCGAGCCTCCGTCGCTCCCCTGCGCTGCCGTCCATCTGCGCCAGGTCTGGGACGCGTCGGACTGGCGCCTGCACGTCTCCAAGGTCCGCAACCGCGAAGCCATCCGGTGGGGCGACGCCGCGACGCCGACGCTGCTGTCCCGCGGCGCCCACATGGGGCACTACACCGGCGAGATGGGATCGCGGGCGGCGATCGCCTTCAACCCGACGCGCGGGATCTATCCGGTCGGCTCCGTCTATCTCCACATCGAACGCGCCGAGCGCTGTTTCGCGGTGCTGTCGATCCTCGGCGATATCGTCGCGGACGCCGGCAGCATCGACAATCGGCTCGAGATGGAGAACGGACTGACCTGGATTCGGGCCGGGCACCGCGCGACCGCGGCCGACGGGAGCACCCTGCCGGCGGGTCGGCTGAGCCTGCGGCTGCACGGCCGCGGGTCGATCGACGACGTGTTCTGGCGCGCGTGGGTGTTCGACGGCCTGTCGGTCGAGGCACTGGCTGAGCTGGGCGGGCCGAGCGAGCGGATCGACGGCCGTTGGACGATGCCGGGAAAACCCATCACCACGCTCGCGCAGCTCCGCTCGGCGAGCCACTGGCTCAACTCCGAGGTCAAGCGGCTGGGCGCATCGGTCTGGTACGGCGGCAAGCCCATTTTCGCGTCCGGCCCGGCTCCGTCGGATGCCTGGGTCGACGCCGCCGGCGACGACGTCGTCGCCTCCGCCGAGATCGTCGAGGAGGCGCGGACGAGCGCTTTCGCGGCGCGGGTGACGGCCGCCGGCTCGTCGCTGACCGGCACGTTGAGACGCGCCTACGACCGGATGATGTTCGATCTGACCGAGGCGAGCCTGTGGGATCGGCTGATCCTGCTCGACGTACTCGCGGCCCAGGATCGCGCCTCCGCGCGGCTCAATCTGGTGACCGGCCTGTCGGCCGCCTACGACCTGACCGAGGTCAACAGCCCAACGTTCCTGCCGTTCGTCGGATACCAGGGCAACGGCGTCTCCTCCTACCTCGCCACCGGCTACAACCCGACGGCGGCGAGCGAAGGGATGGCGACCAACGACATGCACATCGGGCTCTGGGTCGCCCGGGCCGGCACCTCAGGCGGCATGGATGCCGGTACGCGCGACAACAACCGGCTGCGGATCCAATCGACCGATGACGGTCTCGCCTATTCGACCAGCGATTCCGGCGTCGTCACGGCCTCCGGCACCGGTGGCGCGCCCCACCACATCGTCGCGACGCGGTCACCGAGCCCGGTCGGTGGTCGAGCCTATCGCAACGGCCTTCTGGTCGCCCAGGACGCCCTGTCGCCCTCGTTGTTCATGCCGACCACGATCGACCTGCTGCGGCAGCGGGATTCCTACTCGCTCAAGACGATTTCGATCGCCCATGTCGGGCGCGGGCTGACTGCCGATCAGGTGGCCGCACTCCACCGGATCTTCGCCAAGTTCCTTCAACAGGTGCAGGTGGATTGACCATGTACGACCCCTCGAAAGATCGCCTCCCGCGCGCCACGCCGCGCACCGAATCGCCGATCAGCGACGGCTACCAGGTGACTGCAGCGATGGTCTCCGACAGCGCGGACCTGCCCACCTATGCGCAGAGCCTGCGGGTCTGGAACGGCACTAACGGCACGATCCGCCTCCGGGTGACGCTGATGCGGACCGAGGACGACACGTCGGCGGGGGCGGTGGCGATCGATTGCCCGCCGGGCATCTCCTGGGAGCCGGTGCGGGTTCGGCGGATCTGGTCGGCCGGCTCGACCGGTCTCGTCGCCGCGCTCGGTGCCGGCACCGCGTCCGTCGTCGCCGGCACGCTCTGAGGAGGCCTCCATGGTCGGCAAGGGGATCGGTCGCGGGGTCGGCAAGATCGCGATGGGATGGCGCGGGGCGGGGGCGTCGGTGATCGCCGCTCCGGTCCTCGCCGGCGTGATCACTCTGCTCGGTGTCGCTCAGATCGGTGGGGCGCTCACATGCCCGACGGGCGACTGGAGCGGCTCACCGACCGGCTACGACTACCAATGGCGATGGGCCGATACCAACGAGGTGATCGCAGGCGCGACCTCGTCGACGTTCACGGTCCGCGCCGTCGACCTCGATCATACCCTCGCCTGTACGGTGTCGGCGACCAACGCCGGCGGCACGACCTCGGTTCGATCCGCGGCGACCGACCCGGCGCGCCTGGCGCTCTACAGCAACATCGTCTTCTACGGCGACGGTGTCTCGTCGGAGGGCGCGTGTCCGGGTGTTCGGAATTGGCCGTCCTGGGCGTTGCTGTTCCTCGGCGGCCGCGTGTTGCCCTCGGGCGCATGGATGCAGGCGAAATCGGGTGGGGATCTGACCACGATCACCGCCCGGATGCACTGTGCGACCGATCAGGCACCCGACATCTTCGTCGTCACCTCGGCCGGCCACAACGACGGTCTGGTATCCTCCTCCTACGCGACCTATCTGCCGGCATGGACCGCGATCGTCGACGGCGTGATCGCCGCGTTGCCGTCCTGGGCGGTGATCGTGGTGATGCTGACCCTGCCGTCCGGCGTGGTCGCGGAAGCCACCGGAGGCGACTGGCGGGCGACGCTGAGAGCCGCTCAGACCGCCATCGTCCAGGACCGAAGAGCGACCCATGGCAACCGGATCATCCTCTTCGATCCCTATGCCGCTCAGGGAGGATTCGGTCCCTACGACTACACGACCCATGCGAACGCGTCGGACGGCAACGTTCATCTGAACGCAGCCGGCGGCTACACCGTCGGGCGGATGTTCGCGTCCCTGATGACCGATCGTGTCGTCGCCGCTTCGAAGGATGCGGTGCTCGCCGACGTCTCCGCATCGGCCCGGCGGGGAGCCAATGTCTACGGCGCTTGGAACCTGACCGGGACCGCCGGTGCCAAGTCGGGGACGGTCGCACCGACCGGAAACGTCGCGACGACCCACACGCTGACCAACAACCTCGCGAACGGGACGAGCGTTGCCGTCGTCGCGGCGAAGATCGCGCAGTCGGGGTTCGAGCAGCAGCAGATCGACGTCTCCGGTACGCCGGCGGCGACGAACACCGTGAAGTTCGCGCGCTCGTCGAACGCCACTCTCACCGGCGCGACGCCCGGCAAGTATTTCGCGTTCATGACCGGCCTCCGGATCGACGACGGTGCCGGCGGAGCGGCGGTCGGGCCGACGAATTTCGGGCTCACCTTCGGGTCGATGGGCAACCTGTTCTCGACCGCCGACCTCGGGGCCTGGGGGCTCGCCGCGGTTCCGGCGGCGATCGACACGGTGGCGGTCTGCCCGGGCAAGGCGATGTTCGGCAACGACCAGACGGCGATCGCACCGGCTGCCGAGTTCCGGTTCGGCGTGGCGTCGAGCGACACCGAGGTGGTGCTGGATCGTTGGCAGGTGTTCGAGCTCGAAACACTGGCTCGCCGGATTCCGAGCTACATCGGGGACGACACCATCGTCGGCACCAATTTCCAGTGCCGGATCACGGGCACCGGTGTGACCATGACGGCCGGCAGTCTGACCGGCACGGTCTCTGCCGCGACCGCCGCGACCTTGAGGGCGGAGCCCGGGAACTGGGCCGGCGGGGGTCTGTCGTTCGCAGCCGGATGGAAGCGCAATGGCACGACGGTGTCCTCGGCATGGACCTACGCGGCGAGCGGTGCCCTCACCGCGGGCGACACCCTGACCATCGATTTCGTCGTCGGCAACACGTTCGGAACGACCACTCGGACGATCACTTTGACGGTGACGTGATCGGTCGGGCATGGAGTGGTTCGAAGGGGTCTCGAAGGAGCTTCGGCGACCGCGCTTTTGCTGCCATCCGTTCTTGCGCGCCGTGCCATCCGTTTTTGCGCGCTACAGTCTGGTGACCCGTCGGAGACCCCGGTCCGCACCGATCCCGTCGCCGCCCTGGCGACGAGATCGAAATCTCGCGAACTTCAATGGGATGACTGGAGCGGGCGATGGGAATCGAACCCACGACATTCAGCTTGGGAACATTGAATTCTCGTACCACATATCCTATTGACGTCGCTTCGCTTTCCCTCTCCCAGACTTCGCCTGTTCGGGAATATTTCGGGACTTCTCGCGGTCTTCGAACGCCGCGCGGCGAGCTGCTTCGTCGGCCGGTCGCGACGCCATGGCCTCGGCGATGTCGTCGAGCACGGCATGGGCGTACTTCATCGTGGTGGTGACGTCTGCGTGGCCGAGCATCTGCTGTACCGCCCGGAGGTTCTTCGACGCGCGTAGCGTGCGGGTGCCGGCGGTGTGCCTCAGATCGTGGATGTGCAGGTCGGTCACACCGGCCCGCGCCACCGTCCGACGGAACGTCGACGCCCACCCCTGCTCGGTGATCGGGTAGCGCTCGCCGCGCTTCGTCGTCTTGCCGGTCTTCGGGTTCGTCCACGTCTTGGCTGCGACGAAGGTGAACACCCGTGTCTGGTGATGCTCGCGGAGCGGCCACAGGAGATCGGTGATCTCGGGTGTGATCGGCAGGGTGCGTGGCTTGTCGCCCTTGCCGACGACGCGGATGACGCCGGCCCCCCAATCGACCTGCGGCCATGTCAGGGTGACGACCTCGCGCCGGCGCAAGCCCGTCGCCTGGGCGAAGAGGCGCGCCTGTCGATAGTCGTCGCGCTCGACGTCCTCGATCGCCGACTCCTCGTCGAAGCGCATCTCGCGGACGCGCTCGGTCGGCTCGGCGAGAATGTGGGCGGCATAGTCCGGCTCGGCCGGTAGAGGGCGCTTCCAGACCTTCCGGGCTCGGGTGAGGATCCGGCGCAGCAGCTCGGTGACGGTGCGGTTCACCGTGCCGACGCTGACCAGACCGAGCTTCGGGCGACCCATGCGGGCGTCGCCGCGGCGGCGAGCGACCAGCCGCGCGAGCATGTCGTCGTCGACCTCGGTGATCGGTGTCGTCGGTCCGATCCAATCCACCAGCCGTTGGATGTTCTCGAGCAGGTCGCGCTCCTTCGAGTGCTGGCCGACCTCGATCCAGTAGCGGTCGGCAGCCACGTCGAGCGTCATCTCGGCGCCCGGCCGTTCGGCCGCGGCGCTCTCCTTCACCCTCTTCTTTTCTGCCCGCTCGACTGCTTCTGCTTCTCGGCGATCAGCGCGGCCCGTCGAGCCGTGAAACCGATGACCGCGGACGACGAAGTCGAAGTGGTAGAACGGCGAGTTCTTGGGGCGGTAGACGGACATTCGCGACGACTCATGCGCTCGAGGAATTCGAGGATGTCGGCGAGGCGGAACTCCCGCCGCGGCCTCTTCTCTCCGAACCCGATCGACAGATAGCGGATGTTCCCCCTGCGGACATGTCCGCGCAAGGTCTTCTCGTCGAGGCCCAACAACTTGGCCGTCTCCGGCGCGCCGATCGACACGCGATCGGCGAAGGCGGCGAGCAGCGGCGCGGGGATCGGCTGTGCATCCTGCATCGCCTCACTCCTCGCATCTCGTCGCGCCCGGACACCAGTGGCGGCAGCGATCCGCCCAAGCGGCTCGGCCGGGCCTGTAAGGGAGCGCGGCTCCGGCGGCGAGCATCGCCGCGTCGACGTCATGGCCGTCGACCGACAGGCGCGCCAGGGTGCGGTGATAGCGATCGACGCCGGTGCGGATGACCTCGACCGGCCTCCGGCGGATCAGGCCGGCGAGCGCCGCCTTGGCCTCGAGGCCGGCGGTCGCCTCGGCCGGGCAGCGGGCATGCGTGCCGACCTCCGGCGCGTCGATGCCGACGAGGTAGCGCGCCTCGCCGGTCTCGCTCACGGCATGGCCGCGGACGACGCCCGGGCCGCCGTAGGAGCCGCCGACCTTCTCGACCGGGGTTCCAATAGGGAACAGGTCAACCATGGGTCGCCTCATGGATCTCGTGGACAATTGTGTCGGCTCTCCTCTGCGTCGAGACGATTTTCTTCGCCGCAGCGATACCGTCCTCCTTCACGGGGGCGCCGTTGACGATCCACGCAAGGATCATCCCCCATTCACCACCAGAGCAGACCAACCCCAAGACCTCATCAGCCCGTTGCAGCAGGCCGCGAAGGCGGGTGAGTTCGGCATCTCGCTCCTCTATCGGCTTGACGACTTGGCGGCCGATCGCATCACCGATGCGAGCGGCAGCATCACAGTGGCTGCGATCCTTGCCCCATGTCGTCACCCACTCGAGGCCCGGTTCACCGACGCGGCGGGCGTAGATGATGACTTGATCGTAGCCGTGATCCTTTCCGATCCGTTCGGCGGCGGCGATGCTGATGCGGTCGTCCATCCTCCCCTCCCCCTCAATATCCGCCCATCGGATCGTCGTGCGAGCCACCCGACATCGGGCATTCGTAGTCGTCGACGTCGCCAGCCGGCGGCCGGGTGCCGGTCGGCTTGTCGAGCAGCACGAGGTGGGCGTGGAAGTCGTTGAGCACGATCTCGGTCGTCCGCCGCTTCTCGCCCTTGCCGTCGGTCCACTCCCGGGTGACGAGCTTGCCTTCGCAATAGACCTTGGAGCCCTTCTTCAGATACTGCTCGGCCACCTTGGCAAGAGCCTCGGTGAAGACGACCACGCGGTGCCATTCGGTCTTCTCGCGACGCTCGCCGGTGGCGCGGTCGCGCCAGCTCTCCGAGGTCGCCACCGAGAGGGTGACGATCGGCCGGCCGTCCTGCGTCCGCCGCACCTCCGGCGCCTTGCCGACGTTGCCGATCAGGATCGCCTTGTTCACGCTGCCGGACATGGTCAGGCCTCCTTCTCTGCGCCGAAGCTCTCGAGAACATGCGGCGTGTAGCCGGTCGCAGGGACATAGCAGCGGACGAACTGGACGGCTCGCCCGGCCGTTCCGACGAGGCCGGCAGCCTCGAGCTCGGCCATGGCCTGCGGAACCTTTCCATCGACCGGATAGAACCTGCCGGATCGGACGCGTTCGAGGAGGGAAACCGCCCTGGCGGAAAGCTTCGGCGCAGCATTGTCGTGATCGACGTTGCTCATGATCACACCCCCATGGTGATTGCAATCAATCCGCCCGTCGAAGGCTCGGCGAGGTCGAGATCGATAAAAGAGAATGTCGAACTCCGATCCGTGCTCTTGATGCCCGACAGAACATCGTCGAGGTTTGTCTTTGCCTCTTCCATGCTTCCGGCGTCGATGACGCCAGAAACCAGATACTTCGAGGCAAACGGGTTCGGCTCGCAGTTGCGAGAGAAATAGAACTTGCCCATGGATCACACTCTCATCGGCATGAGGACGACGAGCCGGTCGGGAGCGGCCGTCGGGGGGTCGGCGGGAACGAAGAGCGTCGGCGAGCCGGGGTCGGTCAGGCGGATCGTCACCCGTTCGCCGTCGAGCGAGGCGAGGATCGCGGCGAGATAGCGGCCGTTGAACCCGATCTCGAGCGCGAGGCCGTCGGAGAGCTGTGCGCTCATCTCCTCCTCGGCGTGGCCGGTGTCCGCGTCGGTCACCGAGGCGATCAGTCGACCGTCGCCGAAGGCGAGCTTGACCGCATTGCCGCGCTGCGACTGGACGGTCGCGACGCGGTCGACGATCTGCCCCATCTCGGCGCGGGCGAGGGTCGCCTCGCCGGCCCAGGTCGCCGGGATCACCCGTCCGTAGTCCGGGAAAGTGCCGTCGATCAGCTTCGAGGTCAGGGTCGTGTCACCCACCTCGATCCGGATCTTGCTCTCGTCGAGGGCGACGACCGCCGGCTTCGGGTTGCCCTTGGCGAGCTTGACGATCTCGCCGCAGGTCTTCCTCGGCACGATGATGCCGGGCATCCCGACGGCGCCTTCCGGGGCGGTGATCGACCAGCGCGCCAGGCGGTGGCCGTCGGTCGCCACCAGAGTCAGGCGCCCGTCGACGACGTGCACGAAGGTGCCGTTGAGATAATAGCGCGTCTCCTCGGTGGAGATCGCGAAGGCGACCGCCTCGAGGCCGGCGGCGAGGACGTCGCCGGGCAGGTCGAAGGTGCACTTCGGCTCGCCGGCGGAGAGGTCGGGGAAATCGACGATCGGCAGCACGCCGAGGTCGAACTTGGCGCGGCCGGCGCGGATCTTGGCGGTCGCCGCCGCCTCGTCGGCCGTCTCGATCGCGATCGGGCCTTCGTCGAGCTTGCCGACGATGTCGCGGAGCCTCCCGGCCGAAAGGGTGATGGCGCCCGGGGCGTCGACGGCGGCGTCGATGCGTGCCCGCGCTTCGATGTCGAGGTCGGTGCCGCGCAGCACGAGGCGCCCGTCCGCCGCTTCGAGGGCGATGTTGGAGAGGATCGGGATGGTGTTGCGGCTCTCGACGATCCGCGACACGGCGACGAGCGCGGGGTGCAGGTCGCGACGGGAGACGGTGAGTTTCATGGGGTGCCTCTCAGGTTCGCCGGGCAATATTGGCCGCCGCCGTTTCTTTCAGTCGCCTCTCGATCAGGGTGGCGACGGATCGAAGCGCCGAGGCGACCTCTGCGCTCTCGACGATTTCGCGGCCAATGACCTCGCCGTTGAGGTATCGGCGCCTCACCGAGACGATCACCACCTCGTCTTGGCTGGCGCGGGTACTCCCGACCACGGCCGTGTCGACATCGATCCAGACGAGTTGATTTCCGATACGGATACCGCCGTCACTCGACATGCTGACCTCCTGTCATCTCGGGTGAGATCGTCCGGTGCTGCCGGCGGCTGTCGCCGGCAGGGCGAGACGGTCGGGAAGGCTCAGATCGCGGAGTGAAGGTCGGTGACGATGCTGTCGGTGTGGGTCCGAAGCGCGTCCGCCGGGATGCAGCCCGACCTCAGGTCGTCATAGAGCGACCAGACGACTTCGACCCGGTGCTCTTCGACATGGTGGTCGACGACGGTCATCAGGTGGCCGCCGCTGCGGAGTTGCACGGTCTCTCCGATCGGAAACCGCTCGGTGATCTCAGGGGCCGGCGGTTTGGCGAGCTTCGCCGCAATGTCGGGATTGGGCGGGGTGCGACGGGTGGACATCCGAATGTCTCCTGCTCTGGTGGAAAAGACTCCCGGGCCTCGTTGGCGCTCGGCCCGGGAGAAGTCACTGGCGTCGAGGTTGACAGCCGCCAGCGGGAGGAACGGATCAGGCTTCGGGCGCGCCCTCGTAGACCGGCAGGCCGGTGTCGCGACGGACGTAGAGGAGGTCGTCGGTCAGGCGCTGGGTGATCGCGAGGTCCGGCCGGTGCATGGCGAAGAACCACTTCGTCACGCCGCCGGCGACGCGGTAGCGCAGGCGCACGGGCACGCGGACGACGTCGCCGCCGAAGAAGGGGGCGACCTGAAGGAGGAACATCCCGGGGATCACCAGCGGCTTGCCGTCGCTGCCGAGGTGGTTCTCCTCGAAGGCGATCTGCGCGGCGCCGGACTGCAGCGTCACGATGTTCTTGACCTTCGCTTCGACGTTGATCTGCAGGCCGCGCGAGATCTGGATCAGCGCCGACGGCGTCGCCACCGTGGTCTGGAAGTCCCGTTCCATCCAGATCCGTTCGGCGTCTTCGGGGCTCGACAGGTCGGCGATGTGGTCCTCGATCCATGCGGCGAACTCGCCTTGCGTCATCGGCTCGCCGTTCATCCTCACCCACTCCTTCCACGTGTCGGAGAGCGGATAGGCGTAGACGATGCGGTGGCGCAGGTTGTCCGGCCGCGGCGTATAGGTGCCGACGGCCTCCTCGAGTCGTTCGGTGGTGCCGTCGGAAGGTTGGCCGATCTCGCCCTCGACCGGCTCGGCGGCCTTCTCGTGATAGTCGATCACCGCCAGCAGCGACGGCTTGCGCCAGTCGGTGTCCGCGAAGACGACCGAATGCGGCGTGTGGTGGCGGTTGGTCAGGTCGATGAACGACTGCAGCGTCAGCGCCGTGGCGGTGCCGCGCTTCGCCGACGGGCGGTCGCGCCAGGCCTCGAAGAGCGACTTGAGACCGACAACCTCGGGCTGCTGGCCGTGCTTGATCCCGATCGGGATGCGGTAGGGCAGCCCGTCCTCGGCGGCGATGTTCTCGATATCGACGATCTCGACTCCGCGGGCCTGCGCCGCAAGGTCGGTGAGCAGCTTCAGTGGTTCCAGATTGGTGTTTTCGACCGGCATCTCTGTGCTCCGGGTTCGTGGGCGTGGCGGTTCGCGATCAGGCGAGCGCGTTGGTGGGGGCTACGACCGCGCCGCCGGCGCGGGCGTTGGCGCCGAAGTCCATGCGGGTCTGGGACGGATGCTCGGTCGAGACCGAACCCTCGGCGTCGATCCAGAACACGCCGTCGGCGCGCGGCTTCTTCGGCTTCTTGGTGGTGATGTCGGGGGACATGGTGACCATGCCGTCCTCGACGGTGAGGTCGATCACCAGGGTGACGCGGCCCTTGGCCTTGGCCTTCTTGCGGCCGCCGCAGTGCTCGTGCAGGGCGGCGAGGGTGCCGGTCAGTTCGGCGTCGAGTTCGGCGGCGAGTTCGCCGTCGCCGATCAGGCCGATGACCGTGGTGGCGCTGCGGATCTTCTTCACGGGGGGTCCTCCGTCGTTGGAGAGGTTCGCGGCTCACGCCGCCGCGGCCGGGCGGATGCGCCATTCGTCCCAGAGCGCCATCCACTCGTCGGCGATGCGCTTCTGCGGCCAGGGGGAGAGGGCGCCGTCGGTCCGGACGTCCGGGGCCGAGAGGCACTCGGCCGGCCAGGACGCGGGATCTCGGGCCGGGTCGAAGCCGAGGATCTGGCGCGCCTCGGCGGCGAGCATCGCCATGTCCATCCGGTGGACGATCGCCCGGGCGCGATCGGAGACCGTGAGCCCGGCGATGCGATGGATCTCCGCATCGAGCCGCCGTTTCAGCTCGGCGAGCGTCCGCTGAAAGAGCACGCGGCCGGCGGGACCCATCATCTCGCCGAGCGTGGCGGCGACCGGCGACGCGATGTCGCCGATGAACGCCTCGTGCGCGTCGTGCAGCAGGAAGGCGAAGCCGAGATTAACGTCGCCGGTCTCGGCGGCGAGCGCCTTGGCGCCGACCACGCAGTGCTGGCCCACGGTCCAGATGCGGCCGTCGGCGCGGCGGATCGACATGTGGGCGCCGAACCGGGCGATCCGCGCCAGCGGCTCGGCGATGTCGCGGCGGACGTCGACGCGGGTCAGGTCGGGTCTGGCGAGATCGACCCGGACGCGGGTCGAGGAGAGCAGGACGGCCATGGGATACCTCCGGGTCACGCGCCGAGGCGCATGCGGGTCTCGGGCGAACAGGCGTTGAGGGCGAGGTTCCGCCCGGCGTTGGAAAGGGTGAGGACGTCGCGGCCGGGTCCGGCCCGGAGGACGAAACCGATGTCGGCGAGCGCCGAGACGTCGGAGGTCGCGACCGAGGCGCCCCAGTCGCGGACGAACCAACGCCCGTCGCGTCGGCGCAGCAGCGGCGCGTCGCGGGTCGCCATGGCGACGAGGATCGAGCGCTGCGTCTCGGTGATGCGTGGAGCCCGCCGGCGCGCGCCGGTCATCCGAGGCGCCCGACGAAAGCGGCGACGAAACCGATCGTCCACGCGACGAGAGCACATCCGGTGGCGACGACCGCCACCAGGGCGACACCGAGCGCGAAGGCGAGGATCGGCGATCCCTCCGCCCTCTGCGGGCAGCCGGTCGGGCGGACGTCGATCTCCCGTCGCCCGCAGGTGGCGCAGCGGCTGTCGCCGCGCCAGTCGGACACGAACAGGCAATCGAGCCCGACGCGTGGAGCATGGTCTGGCGGCGTCGGCCGCGGGGGTCTCCGCGACGGATCGGTCGGGCGCATCGGAACGACGGGTAACGGGGTCGCCATGGTCATCCGAGCGGCCTCCCGAGACAGATCGCGAGAGCGCCGAACCAGGCGAGCCCGAACAGCGCGGCGGTCGGCCCTTCGCCGGACAGGGTGGTCATCACCCGTTCGAGCGCGCCGGGGCGGGCATCGGGCGACCGGGTCGCGTCGACCACCTCGGCCATTTCGGCACCGACGGGGCGGCGATCGGCGCAGCGCAGCCGCTCGACCTCGATCTGCGTCAGGAAGGCGGGCGAGCCCGCGAGACCATGAGCGGTGGGACCCCAGCACATCGCCTGGGCTCTGGTCCAACCGGAGTCGGTCAGGTCGACGAGGCCGTATTGACCGCCCCGCCGGGCCGCGACGATGTCGCGGGCCATCCGCTCGACGATCTCGACCGGATTGGTGAGGTTCTGCCGGTCGATGGCGGCTCGAAGGAGGGCGGGGTCCACCGACGTCTTTCCGACCGTCCGGCCCTTGTGGATCGTGACCTCAGCCATGATCGCCTCCCTTGGCGAGGCGCAGGGCGATGACGCCGAGCGACGAGGTCGACGAGAGGCGGTCGATCCGGGCCGAGCGGTGCGACAGTCGCCGGTCGGGGAGCAGCACCGGCTCGAACGCTGGCTCGGGCGATGACCAGAGCCGGTTCCAGGCGGTGCGGAGGGTGGAGAGCAGGGTCATGTCCCGCGGTCCTTCAGAGGCGCCCCTCCGGCCCGTGGATGCGGACCAGGGTGCGGTGGCGACGATGGGCGGAGGCGGTCGGCTGCCAGCGATAGGTGACGAGGCGGCCGGGCTCGGGCGGGTTCGCGGCGAGCACGCGCCGCCCGGCCTCGGTCATCGCCTGAATGGCGACGGTCAGCTTCTCGCCGGTCTCGAGGTCACGGACGACCAGGGTGTGCGGCAGGCCGGTCTTGCGGCCGTTCACGACCGCGACGAGGGCCGCCTCGGCGTCGAGGAACGGCTTGCGCCTCATCAGCGCGAAGGAGCGGCCGTGGACGTAGGCGCCGTCGAGATCGCGGACGATCGTTCCCTCGTGGCCGTCGGCGAGGTGTCGGGCATAGGCGCGGTCGAGATCGTCCGGCGTGGCGACGATGGCGGTCTCGACGAGAGCGAGCGCCCGGGCGTCGATCATCCTTCCCCGACCGTAGAGACCATGGACGACGATCGTCAGGATGTCCGCGCGGTCCTTCCAGGTGGTCGCGTCGGGGCACGGGAAGGGGTCGCCGGCACCGGGCTCGACGTAGAGGTCGAAGGCGTGGAGCCGCGGCCGTCGGCCGGCGACGGGCTCGCGGGCGCGGACGACGGCGGAGATCTCCTCGAGGGTCCACCCGGGATCCCAGATCTCGCCGTCGAGAACCACACCGACCGGCAACATCTCTCCGAGAGCCGTGATCTCGGGGAGCGACACGATCGGCAGCCGGTCGCGGGTGACGAGCCCGTCGCGGGAGAGGGTGGCGCGGACGCCGTCGAGCTTCGGCTGCACGGCGACCGGGAAGGTCACCCGCGCCGGGTCATAGATCTCGGCGAGCATGACGCCGGCGGTCTTCGGGGCGCGCTTGCGCGATCCGCGGCCGGGGACGCCGGTCTCCGATCCGTCGAGGCCGACGAGGGTGAAGCCGTGGCGCTTCTGCCGGGGCTCGGTCGTGTCGATGGTCACGGTTGTGATCCTCCGAACCCTCCGACAGACTGTCGTCGTCGAAGGAGGATGGTGATGGGCGATCACTGGGTGTTCGAAACGCCGTGGGGGACGGCGTCGATCACGAGCGGCGACGGCGGTTGGTGGATCTGGTTCGGGTCGAAGTTGGTCGACGGTCCGTTCCGATCGCCGGAGATGGCGCTCGACGAACTGTCCGGCGGGCACACACCGAGGCTGACGTCCGCGGCGTCCAATCGGCAGGTCGGTCGATCGGTTCCCCGCGATCTCTCCGGTTGGGCCTTCATTCCCGGCTCGTCCGAATAGGCCTCGGCGCGCGCGGCGGCGGCGGTCAGCAACCCGCCGAGCCGGCGGGCCTCCGCCACCGTCATCTCGAACCGGGCGCGCAGGAGCGGGACGTGGCCGGGATCGAGGTCGAGGACGAGGCGAACATGATCGGGGGCGAGAGCCGACACCGGCCCGGCCCAGGCGACGCGCACGACCTCGTCGTGGAACGCGGCCACCTGGCGCAGGCAGCGCCGCAGCATCAGCAGCTCGTTCACCGCCGCCTGATGCTCGGCCGGCGTCTGAAGATCATATTCACGCGGGCGGGCGGCGGCCTCCATCGTGGAGGTCTCGTCGCGGCTGGTCTCGGTCGTGTCGCTGGTGGTCATCGCATCCCATCCCGAAGCGGTGATGGGGTGCATGATGAGCCGGAAAAATCCGGTCGTCAACCGGATAACCGGAAATATCCGGCTTCAAGGGTGGCGAATTATCGCGGCCCT